CTTTCTTACGAGATGTTCAAGGTCGAAGAGGTATTACAGACTTTTCAGTAAAATGTGATGCAACAAATAACACTGGTGAAGTTATTGACCGTAACGAGTTTGTTGGAGATATATTCATCAAACCTGCTCGTTCTATCAACTTTATCTCATTAAACTTTATCGCGGTACGAACTGGTGTATCGTTTAGCGAGGTAGGAGGATAAGTCATGGCTAGTATTAACGATTTCAAAGCAAACTTAATCGGTGGTGGCGCAAGGGCTAATCAGTTCAGAGTAACTATTACTCCTCCGCCAGGCATTGCAATTGGTCTTGATGTTCGTAGAACATCTTTCATGTGTAAAGGAAGTAATCTTCCAGCACAAGAATTGACCCCAATCGAAGTTCCCTTTCGCGGCAGAAAAATTTATATTGCTGGTGATAGGGAATTTAGTGAAACTTGGACTACTACATTCATTAACGATACGGACTTTATGATTCGTAACGCATTGGAAAGGTGGTCTAACGGAATAAACGACTTAGCACTAAACACTGGTGTTATTGACCCTGCTGATTATCAGACAGATTTGACTGTTGAACAGTTAGACAGAGATGATACAGTTCTGAAAACATATATTTTCAGAAGTTCATGGCCAGTAACTATTAGTTCAATTGAACTAACTTCAGAAAATCAAGACGCTCTTGAGGAGTTTGAGTGTACATGGAGATATCAACACTTTGAGGCTTCTGGCGTCAATTTTTAGTCCTACTAAATAGTAATAACTAGTAGGAGATATTATGGCTGAGTTATTTGGTTTCAAGATTGAAAAATCATCTAAGGATTCGGGTGGAGGAACAACTTTCTCCACTCCAACTCCTGATGACGGTACTATTGACGTTGCCGGTGGTGGTTTTTTCGGTCAAATTTTAGATACAGATGGCAGAGAACGAACCGATTTAGATTTAATTCGGCGGTATCGTGATATTGCACAGCAAGCAGAATGTGATACCGCAATAGAAGATATCATTAATGAAGGTATTGTTGCAAATGAAGACGACCAAGCAGTAGAAATTACTCTTGACCGTTTACCCTATCCAGATAAAATTAAAAGAAAGATTCGTTCAGAGTTTCGTGAAGTTTTAAGACTTCTTAGTTTTGAACAAAAAGGACATGACATCTTTCGCAGATGGTATGTGGACGGACGTTTGTTTTATCACAAAATAATTGACAGTAAAAACCCTAGAAAGGGTATACAAGAATTAAGATATATTGACCCTACTAAAATTAAAAAAGTAAGGGAAGTTAAGAAAAGTATAGACAAAAAAACTTCAATACAGATGACTGAAAAAATTGAAGAGTACTATGTCTATAACGAAAAAGGATTAGCATCAGCTGGAACTTCTGGTTCTAATCAAGGGTTAAGAATTGCAGTAGATTCGATTTCGTATTGCCCATCTGGTTTGATTGATGGCAACAGTGGTCGAGTCCTTTCATATTTACACAAAGCAATCAAACCTGTTAACCAACTTAGAATGATTGAAGATGCGTTAGTTATCTATCGCATATCAAGAGCGCCAGAAAGACGCATATTCTATATTGATGTTGGTAATCTACCAAAGATTAAAGCAGAACAATATCTCAAAGATGTTATGAATCGTTATCGTAACAAGTTAGTATACGATGCATCTACTGGTGAAATTAGAGATGACCGAAATCATATGTCTATGTTAGAAGATTTTTGGTTGCCTCGTAGAGAGGGTGGTCGAGGTACAGAGATTACAACTTTGCCTGGCGGCTCTAATCTAGGAGAGATTGATGACATTCAATATTTTCAAAAGAAACTTTACAAGTCTTTGAATGTTCCAATATCTCGTATGGATTCTGAAGCTGGATTTTCTTTAGGTAGAGCATCAGAGATAACAAGAGATGAATTAAAATTTACTAAATTTGTGCAACGTATTCGTAAGAAGTTTGTTCCTTTATTTACAGACGTTCTTAAAACACAACTTTTACTAAAGGGTGTTATTGCACCAGAAGACTGGCCATCACTACAAGAACATATTCAATATGATTTCTTACAAGATGGTCACTTTGCAGAACTTAAAGATGCAGAACTTCTCAACGACAGAATACAAGCACTTGACGGCATACAATCATATATCGGTACTTTCTTTAGTAAAGAATATGTATTAAAGAAAGTCTTGCGTATGAATGATGCAGAAATTTCTGATATGAATGATCAGATTAGAAAAGAACGCGATACCGATCCTATGGATGGTGGTATTGATGTTCCTGATGGTGGTGACGGCATTACTCGTTATCCACAAGATGGCACTGGTGGTATAGTAACTCCAGAAGATATGCCTGACTATGAAGATCCAGAACATGATGGCAAACCAGACGATAGCCATAAATTTGAAAAAGGAGAGAAATAATGAGTAGAGAATTTGTAGACGCAGTTGCGTCAGGAAACAATTTAGGTGCAGAAGAAGTTTTCAAAACTTCAATAGCAACAAAAATTGGAGATTCCTTAGAAACTAAACGGTCTGAAGTTGCAAAAACATTTGTGCAACAAGCAAAAGACGAGGCTGAAGAAGAAGTAGGCAATGACTAAAAAGTTTGAAAGTGTATATTCATCTGTCGTAGAAAAAGATGAACATAAGAAATCTAAGACGTATAAGAAGCTTTCTCCGAAGATGAAGAACGCAGTTGATCAAATTTTTAATAAAATGGATTCTAAACCTTCAGATTTCCTAAATACTTTTGACAAAACTATTACAGACGTATCGAAAAGATTCAAAGTTCGGGAAAAAGACCTTATGAACTATTTCGAAAAAGAGATGTTATCAATTTAGGAGTAGATAATGGCCGTAGTATTACAAACATTAGTCGATAGTGACTTTGAACATGTTGTTAAAGTAACAACAACTGGAACTACAACTGCTGGTAGCATCGCAGATGCATCAGAGTTGGCTGGTGCTGCAACCGATCCAAGAATGAGTATTAGCGGTATAGAATGGTCAGTAGCTGCAACAACTCAAATTTTATGGGATGCAACAACAAATGTTGTATGTTTTACCTGTAATGGTAGTGGTTCATACGGATTTGGTGATGGCGCTCCATCACTTGCAAACAATGCTGGTTCTGGTATAACTGGTGATGTTCTTGCTACACATGGTACGTCAGTAGGAACAATCATTGTAAGGTTTAGAAAAGTATCTGGTTTTGATAACATCACATAAAGGATAAGGATATGAATACAGTAAAATTATTTTCAGAAGCAGTAGACCACGATGTAGAGTACATCTGTGAAGAAAAAGATGATGGTAAAAAGTCTTATAAAATTCGTGGTATCTTTATGCAGGCTGACATTAAAAATCGTAACGGTCGCGTGTATCCTATGGAAGTGCTTCAAAATGAAGTATCAAAATACAACAAGAATTTTATCAAAGAGAATCGTGCATATGGTGAACTAGGACACCCTGATGGCCCAACGGTCAATCTAGAACGTGTATCACATATGATTACTTCTTTGACACCAGATGGTAAAAATTTTATCGGTGAGGCAAAAATAATGTCAACTCCTATGGGTGAGATTGTTAAAAGTCTTATGGATGAAGGTGCAAAACTAGGTGTTTCCTCTAGAGGAATGGGTAGTTTAAATCAAAAAAATGGTGCGAACTATGTTCGTGACGATTTTTATCTTGCAACAGCCGCAGATATTGTTGCTGATCCTTCCGCACCAAATGCTTTCGTAGAAGGTATTATGGAAGGTAAAGAGTGGGTTTGGAAACATGGCGCACTTTTAGAAGCGGAGTTAGAGGACTTGAAACAACAATTTGATGTGGTTGAAGAAAAGAGAAACCACGCACAGGAAGCTTTGGAATTCGCAAAGTTCCTCAAAAGTTTATAATTTATAAATATAAATACAGAAAAGGTAAGGAGACACCCTATGTCCGAATTAGATAAAACAATTGAAGAGCTGGAAGTCGAAGTACTTGCAGAACTAGAAGAGGCATCTAAACAGCCTACTGATGGTGCTGCTCCTTCCGCGAAAGCTGAAAAAATTGATGCAGTCACACCTGGCGGTGAAGTAGAAGACGGAGGGGCGGCAGTAGTTGACCCTGAAGCTAAATCTTCTCCAACAGACGTTGCATCTAAGAAAGCAAAAGAAGTTAAAGGTGATGCACAACAAAAAGGTGCAGGCAAGGCAGACAAACCAGAAAAACTAGCAGCTAGTCACGAACCAGAAGGTGAAGAGGTTATTTCAGAAATGGAAATGCCTAAGACTAAGAAAGAAATGCTGAAAGCAATGGTTAACAAGATGGAAATGATGAAGGCTGGAGATTTAAAATCTCAGTATGAAAACATCATGGCCGCGATGCAAGCAGAAAAAGCAGAACCTACTGAAGAAGAATTAGAAAAAGCAGAAGCAGTTGAAGCACGAATCAAAGACATCAACGTAAAAGAAGATGTACAAGCTTTGATGAACGCTGATGACAGTCTTTCTGAAGACTTCAAGGTTAAGGCAGCTACAATATTTGAAGCTGCGGTTAAATCTAAAGTACGTTCAGAAATTGAACGTATTCATGAAGAAGTTGGTTCTGAGAAAGAAACTGAAATAGAGACTTTCAAAGAAGAACTTACAGAGAAAGTTGATACTTATCTCAACTACGTTGTAGAGGAATGGACTAAAGAGAACGAGTTAGCAATAGAGCGCGGTTTAAAGGGCGAAATTGCAGAAGACTTTATCTCTGGACTGAAACAGTTGTTTGAAGATCACTATATTGATGTGCCTAACGAGAAGTATGACGTTCTTGAAGCACAATCTGAAAGAATTTCCGAATTAGAAGATAAGTTAAACGAGTCAATTGAGAAATCAGTTGAGTTGGTTAATTCAAACTCTAAACTAGTTCGTGAACAGGTTATATCTGAGGTTTCCGAAGATTTAGCCGACACAGAAATTGAGAAGTTCAAAGGACTTACAGAAGACGTTGATTTTGCAGATGAGGAATCATTTCGAGAAAAACTGAATACTTTGAAGGAAAGTTACTTTCCTAAAAATACTGTAGTCGAACAGACTTTTGATGATGAAGATGGTAGCACTGCTAAGGACATTGATACGACAGATGCGATGAACGCTTATTTGTCGGCAATCAGTCGTAATCAAAAGGCAAGTGCGTAAATTATATTAAACAGATGTATATTAATTAAAGGAGAAACAAATGTTTCAGACAGAACATCTACAAGAAAAGTGGCAGCCAGTCCTAGAGCATCCCGATCTTCCTGAGATCGCCGATCCTTATAAGCGGGCAGTTACTACTCTCATCTTAGAGAACCAAGAAAAAGCTTTAAAAGAAGATAGAGGTTTCCTCGGAGAAACAGCGCCAGTCAACAGTACTGGTGGTGGACAATTCGATACATGGGATCCAATTTTGATATCACTCGTACGGCGTGCAATGCCTAACTTGATTGCATATGACGTATGTGGTGTGCAACCAATGACAGGGCCTACTGGTCTTATCTTTGCAATGCGTTCTTCATTCACATCG